ATTCTTTGTATCTAATAAATTTAAAAATTTATATCAACAAGATAGAAAGATATATGTTTTGTGGGGAACAACATCGGTCAATAGGTATGACTTTTGGGTAAAGGACAAACGGAAATATGAACATATTTTTTTAACAAATATTAATAATGAAGATGTACATCCAGATCAATTTGGAAAAGATTCAGGTGCAATAGATCATATTGCACATTGCTTGAATAAATATTCATACAATGAACCTGCTAGAGTAAAAGAATTAGAACTTGAGTTTTTACATTGGAACCAATATTTTAAATTATTAGGTATTAAAAATTTTTGGTATGACACATTTTCTTCTTTTCATTACTCAGTAAAACCTTTAAATTTTTTTGGTGCTAATGAAGTTAGAAGAGATTTATTATCGGTTCTTGTAGATAATCATAGGAAGACAACAAAGTTAGGAAAACTACCAGTATTCTTCGCTGATGATTTTAGATATGCTTGTAAGCATAATTTATTAAATCCGCATACTTATCATCCAAAGACTAACGGATATAAGCAACTTGGTGAGTACATGATCAAAAATCTTCAGGAGAGAATGGAATGAACGTAGGAAATGCATACAGTAATCAAATAGAGAATAGAAATTTTCTATCGTCTATTGGATTTAGATTTACTCTGAGTAGAGCTCGTAAGGTATCATTCTTTTCAAACAAAGCAAATATTCCAGGTCTCACTCTTGGTATTGCTGAGCAACCCACATATCTAAAGAATATTGATCTTCCTGGAGACAAGTTACAATATGGAGATTTTACTCTAAGTTTTATCGTTGATGAAAATTTAGAGAATTACATGCAAATTCACAGATGGTTGAGAGGTCTTGGATTTCCAGAATCTCAAAACGAAATCTTTAAATTGCAAAAATCAGATGCAACTCAGATTAGACATGATGGAAATGGGATGAACATATACTCTGATGGAACACTATCAGTAATGAACAGCAATCAAAGAACTCAATTTAATGTTGAGTTTACTGACATGTTCCCATACAACTTATCAGAATTGACATTTGATGCCACTAACACAGACACAGAATACTTTACTGCAGAGGTCGATTTCAAGTATACTATCTACAATATAACGGATCCTGAAGGAACTAGACTATGATCGATCTTGAATCTATCCAAAAGATGTGGGATAAAGATTCCCAAATTAACATGGATAATCTACATGATGAGTCAATTAAGGTCCCAGCATTACATGCTAAATATTTTGAGATATACAATACAGTAATTCTTCTTAAGAAAAAATCAGAACAAACTCGCAAAAACGTCAGGCATGAAAGATATGAATACTTCACGGGTAAAGCAGACCCTGAAGTATATCTGGAATCACCATTCCCTAAAAAAGTAAGAGATAAAGATACTCTACAAAAATACCTTGACGCAGATGACAAATTATCTCAAATAAGTTTGAAGGTTGAATATTACGATGTCACTTTGAACTATTTGGAAAGTATTCTAAAGGTAATCCAGAACAGGACTTATCAGATAAAGAATGCTATTGATTTCCTCAAATTCCAGGCAGGATATGGATAACACTCATGATCTCAGTATTCAAAAGTCTAACGAAGTATTTTTAAAGATTAAGTGTGAACCTCATATTGAATATGAGTTGAGAGACTACTTTAAGTTTGAGGTTCCTAATGCTAAGTTTATGCCTCAATATAGAGGTAAGAATTGGAACGGAGAGATTCATTTATTTGATATGAGGACCAAGCAAATTTATATTGGATTATTAGATAAACTTATATCATTTTGTCAGAATTATAATTATTCATATAAATTTGAAGACAATAAATTTTATGGTATGCCGTTTGAAGTAAACGATGGCATATCAAAAGAAGGTGTCAAAGATTATATGAAGTCAATCACTCATATTGATCCCAGAGATTATCAAATTGAGGGAGTATACGATGCTCTAAGACATAACAGAAAATTATTGATATCACCGACTGCCTCAGGAAAATCATTGATGATTTACTCAGTAGTTCGGTATTACTCTGGTAAAGGGAAAAAAATTCTCTTAGTTGTCCCAACGACATCTCTAGTAGAGCAGATGTATAAGGACTTTGAGGATTATGGTTGGGATTCTCAGGCATATTGTCACAAGATTTATTCTGGACGTGAAAAGATTACTGATGCTCCTGTAACAATTACTACTTGGCAATCAATCTATAAACTAGACAGAACATTCTTTGAAGACTATGAAGTAGTCATTGGTGATGAGGCACATCTTTTCAAGAGTAAGTCTTTAATATCTATAATGACAAAACTCCATCATGCCAAATATAGATTTGGATTTACGGGAACCTTGGATGGAACACAAACTCACAAGTGGGTTTTGGAAGGATTGTTTGGACCATCCTACAAAATTATTAGAACTGCGGAATTGATGGCGCAGGGTCATCTATCTAAACTTGATATCACATGTCTTGTATTAAAACATAATCCTCAGATATTTGCAACCTATGAAGATGAGGTTCAATTCATAATCACACATGATAAAAGAAATAAGTTTATTAAAAATTTAGTATTAGATCTCAAAGGTAATACTTTGATATTATTCTCAAGAGTAGAGACTCATGGTAAACCTCTTTTTGAATTAATTGATAGTGCAAAAAAAGGTAATAGAAAAGTATTCTTTGTTCATGGTGGGGTAGACACAGAAGAAAGAGAACTTGTTAGGGAGATTACTGAAAGAGAATCTGATGCTGTTATTGTTGCTTCATATGGTGTATTTTCTACAGGAATAAATATAAGAAATCTACACAACGTAGTCTTTGCTTCACCTAGTAAATCCAGAATTCGCAATTTACAATCTATTGGAAGAGTCTTGAGAAAAGGAAAAAACAAGACAAAAGCAATGTTATATGACATATCCGATGATTGCACTCACAAATCAAGAAGAAACTATACGTTGAATCACCTGATTGAAAGAATTAAAGTTTATAATGAAGAAAGGTTTAATTATGACATCATAAATGTAAATTTAAAAGAATAGCATATGGAAGATGACTTTTACGCAACAATAAAATTAAAATCTGGAGAAGAGATATTCTCAAAGGTCTCACCTTGTACAGAAGAAGAGAATACATTCTTACTTGTCTCAAATCCAATTACATTCTCTGAAATTAAAACTAAGAGAGGTGTTCATGGTTATAAAATGGAACCCTGGTTGAAGACTACTCGTGATGACATGTTCATTATTGATCTGGGCGATGTCATGACAATGAGTGAGTCTAAGGATATTGAAATGATTATGATGTACCAGTCATGGATTAGAGAATCTAAAGAGTTCACTGATTCTGAGAATCCTAGTGGGTATAGACAAAAAATTGATAGGAAGATGGGAAGGATCGGTAGTGTTCACGATACCAAAGAAATCTTAGAGAGGTTATTCAAAGAAAGCTAATAGTGTTTTCTGAACCTCCACAAAGGTTATTGTACACAGATTCATGAGTCTTGTCAAGCCTTGTGCTTATTTGTACATTTTGTTATAATAATATCATTAAGAGTATAGATATCTATTATGGTTATCGGACCCATGACTAAAAGAAAAAGATCAGTTCATTACGTTAACAACAAAGAGTTTTTAGCAGCGTTAATTGCTTATCGAGATTCTGTGGAGTTAGCAGCAACTAGGGGAGATCCAAAACCACAGATTACAAATTACCTTGGAGAATGCTTCTTAAAAATTGCAACTCATCTGTCATTTAAACCAAACTTTGTAAATTACATCTTTAAAGATGATATGATTTCTGATGGAATTGAAAACTGTGTCCAATATATTCACAACTTTGACCCTCAGAAGTCTCAAAACCCGTTTGCTTATTTCACTCAAATTATTCACTACGCGTTTCTACGTCGTATACAGAAGGAAAAGAAACAACTTGAGATCAAAAATAAGATCTTGGAAAGAACTGGTTTTGATGAAGTCTTCTACGACGATAACACGATTGACGGAGCAAACTATTCGGATTATAATCAAATCAAAGACAGTATCCACTCTAAGACTAGATATTGATGAAAGTTGCGATTATCACTGACCAGCATTTTGGTGCTCGTAAAAATTCTAAGCAGTTTCATGACTATTTTTTAAAGTTTTATAATGATGTGTTCTTCCCAACATTGGAAAAACATAAAATTAAAACTGTAGTTGATATGGGAGATACTTTTGATAGTCGTAAAGGAATTGATTTTGCTGCCTTAGCATGGGCAAAAGACAATTATTATGACAGACTTCAAGAGATGGGAATTACCATCCATACTATTGTTGGTAATCATACTGCATATTATAAGAACACTAACAATCTAAATGCTGTAGATCTGTTACTCAGAGAATATAAAAATGTCAAAGTATACTCTGAACCAACTGAAGGAAAGTTGGGCAAGTTAAACGTACTATTCATTCCTTGGATTAATGATGAGAATTTTGAGAATACCTATCAACATATTAAAACTAGTACTAGCAAGTGCGCGATGGGGCACCTTGAACTACGAGGATTCCCTGCTTATCGTGGACACACCATGGAGGAGGGTCTTGATGGCAAATTATTTACGTCGTTCACCCATGTCTTCAGCGGTCACTACCACACTAGATCAACAGATGGACGAATATCCTATCTAGGAAATCCATATGAGATTTACTCAAATGATATGGGTGATGAGAGAGGATTTCATATTCTAGATACGAATACTATGAATCTAGAACAAATCAACAATCCATATACAATGTATGAGGTTATTGATTATGATGATACTCCACATCAAACTTTTGATACTAGAAAGTATGAAGGTAAGATTGTTAAGTTAATTGTCCGTAAAAAGACTGATCCTAAAAAATACGAAAAGTTTGTTGATAAACTTCTTGGATCAAATATTAACGAGATGAAGATTGTTGAAACCTTTGTTGATGTTGAAACAAACTTTGATGACTATGATCCAGAGTCTGAAGATACTATTTCTATTCTAAGTAAATATATTGACGATTCTGATTCATCTGTGAATAAGGCAGAAATTAAACATTTAATACATGAAGTTTACAAACAGGCATGTGAGTTGATATAATATGTTTATCCTTACCGTATCGGGAAAAAATAAAGAAGGTGCATATTCAGTTACAAATAGTGAAGGTAATCAAATCCTTTATATGTTTGAACAAGAAGATGATGCTGTTCGTTTTTCTCTAATGCTTGAGGATAAAGACTATCCAGAATTGGAAGTTGTTGAAGTGGATAATGATCTTATGATTCAAACTTGTGAGATGCATGAATACAATTACGCTATCATCACTGCCAATGACCTTGTAATACCACCTGACGAAGATTAATGATTTGTTTTGAGAAGATTCGTTACAAGAACTTTCTTAGTACTGGAAACCAATTTACCGAGATAGAATTTAACAGGGCATCAACCACCCTTGTTATCGGTAATAATGGTGCTGGTAAGAGTACAATGCTTGATGCATTGACGTTCTCCTTATTTGGTAAATCATATCGTGGTGTGAATAAACCACTTTTGATTAACTCTGTTAATGAGAAAGATTGTCTGGTTGAGATCGAATTTAAAATAGGCAATACTACTTGGAAAGTGATACGTGGAATTAAACCCACCATATTCCAAATTTATAAAGATGGTGAACTACTAAACTCGGATGCTGCGTCAAAGGATCAGCAGACTTGGTTGGAGAGAGTAGTTCTTAAAATGAACTACAAGTCTTTTACCCAAATTGTAATTCTAGGTAGCAGTAACTTTATTCCCTTCATGCAACTTCCTGCAGCATCTAGAAGAGAAGTGATTGAAGATTTATTGGATATTAAGATCTTCTCTTCTATGAATACAGTTGTTAAAGATAAGATTAAAGGTAATAAAGACGAGATTCGTACTTTAGATTATAAAACTGAAAATCTTGAAGATAAGATTAAGATGCAGAAAGACTTCATTGGTGAGGTAGAGAGACTTGCTGCTGAAGATATGGGAGTTAAGAAAACTCAGATTAAAACTTTAACGGATACTCAAGATAGTCTTTTAAAAGATTCTTTAGATATTGAGAATTTACTAATTGATACTCAGAAAAAACTTGAGAAGTATTCTGGAGCAACTTCTAAATTAAGACAGTTGGGTAATCTTAAAGGGAAGATCTCTCAAAAAGTATCTGTAATTACTGAAGAGCATAAGTTTTTTAATGATAATACGGTTTGCCCCACTTGCACACAATCCATTGAAGAGACCTTTAGAATAAATAGAATTGAAGACGCTCAAAATAAAGCAAAGGAGTTGCGTTCTGGTTTTGTACAACTGGAAGAGGCAATTAAAGAGGAAGAAGAGCGAGAGCGTCACTTCTCCACAGTTTCTAAAGAGGTTACCAACCTTACACATGAGATTTCTCAAATCAATACTAAGATCTCTGGATATCAGCGACAAGTCCGAGATCTTGAACAGGAAATTCAAACTGTTGCCACTAGACTTGCAGAAAGAAATACTGAACATGAGAAATTAGAAGATTTAGAACATCAATTTAAAGTTGTCTCTAACGAAACGGAATCTAAAAAAGATCAACTTACAAATTGTAATTTTGTGTATGACCTCCTAAAAGATGGAGGAGTAAAGACTCAAATCATTAAAAAGTATCTGCCTCT